CAGGTAAAGATAAAGTATCAGTTCGTGGTGAGATTGTTATTGATGGTGAGGATTACATTATTGTAAGGGAACTTGAACGTAAGAAGTCAAAGGCTGGTGAATGGAATGTTAAAACTGAATTAGATTTCTTTAAAAAGTATCCTGATGGTTCATTAGTTAAATTCACAGGTGAACAACGACGTGAAACTGAAAATTTTATCAAAACATCTATTGGAAGTTATGATGATTTTTTGATGACCATTTTGACCACAGGAACTAATCTTGAAGATTTGTTGGAGGCAAAACCAACAGCTCGTGGACAAGTTCTATCAAGATTCTTGGGTTTGGATTTCCTTAAAAGGAAAGAAGAAACAGGTAAAGAAATCTACTCAGTATTTTCAAAGTCAATGATTTCTAACATCTACAATACAGAATCATTGAAAACTCAAAATGAGGAGTTGGTAATTACAAATCAAACAATTAAAACAACGATTACTGAAAACCAAACTAAGATTGTTGATGTTAATGGAAGAATTGAAAAGGGTCAGGAATATCGTGATAACTTGTTAAAATCAAAAGTTGCGGTTGAGAAAGAGCTTACTTTAATGAACCCTGAGCAAACTCAGAGAGAGATTGATGGATACGAAAATCAGATTAAACAAAACATTTCATTAAGAGATGGGATTAAGATTGTCGAACCAACTGAGTTCTACAAAGAGTCAGAGCACGACAAGATTAAAGAAGAGTATCAAAAGGCTTACAAACAAAAAGTTGAATGTGATACAAACATTTCGTCTATTGAAAAGTTAAAGAGTTCTGTGAGTGGAGGAATTAAATGTGAACACTGTGGTATTGAATTAATGAACGCAGCAATTACCCAATCAAGAATTGCTGAACTTGATGGACTAATACTGCAAAAAACCTCAATACATGGGTTGATGCAGGATTTATCCGACAAAGAACAAGGTTTTGTAAAGTTGAAAAAAGATTTTGATGAGTATGAAAAAAACAAACTTGTGTTTGAAAAATACCAAGCGACGATAGAAACACTTCAAACCAAGAAAGAAACTTTGGAATCAAAACTATCAAGGTATTCTGAAATGCAAGATGTTATCAAATCAAACGAACAGATTGAATCTCAAATCATTAAAGCTAATTTACGATTGGAAGAATTAAAAAGAGAGTTAGAACAAGTACAAAGAGCAATTACAAACTCAGAGTTTCAAATTAAACAAAATGAAGAGAAGATTGAATCTAACTTGAAAACTATTGAAAAGATTGCTGAAGAACAAGAAAAAGAAGTTAAGTATAAATTATACTTGGAATTGTTTGGTAAGAATGGAATCGCTAAACGTATTATGAAGAGTATGATGCCACTTATTAACTCTGAGTTACAACGACTATTACAAGATTCTTGTTATTTCAGATTAGAAATTCGTATCAGTGAAAAGAATGAGGTTGAGTTTTGGATGATTGATAATAACACTCAAGTTGAAAAACTTATGACCACAGGTTCAGGATATGAAAAAACAATCGCATCACTTGCGTTAAGAGCGGTACTTGCTAAGGTTTGTTCATTACCAAAACCAAATATTACAGTTTTTGATGAAGTTTTTGGTAAAATATCGAACGATAACTTAGAAATGGTGTATGAGTTCTTTATTAAAATTAAAGAATACTTTGAAAACATTTTAGTTATCACACACAACCCAATGATATCTAATTGGGCTGACAATGTGATTAAGATTACAAAGACAGACAATATCTCCAAAGTTTCACAGTAAATTTTGGAGATGTCACTTTTAGTTGTATATTTGTAGAAATAAAATTATGGAATACGTATTATTTGCTTTTGGGGATTATACTAAAGATGACCCACTTATTAATTTAATAATTGATTTTGTATCGCAGATTTCTGACAAAGATGTAAAATACCAATACGGTGATTCTGGTATAATTGTAAGTTTTGGAACAAAACAATCTTCGACTGACATTGTGTCATTCTTTGAGGAAAATCTGACAAAACTTACTGCAATGTTTTTTGTTTTTCCTGTGAATGATGAAAGTATAATGTCTATGGACCAAGAAATATATAATCATCTCTTTGAAAATGTTGATTTTAATTCACCTGAGACGGAAAAAAAGATACAGATAGATTTTACTGAATCGCAATTATTGGATGATAATGAAATGACAGAATCATTAAATAGAGTTTTTGATTTATTATTTAAAAAACCGAAAAAGGTTGAAAGGGCATTATCTTTGGACAACATCTTAGATAAGATTAACGAAAAAGGAATTAATAGTTTAACAGAAACAGAAAAACAAAAATTAGATGAGTACTCAAAAAAATAACACAAAGATGGTAGACAAGAATGTTGTAATTCCAATTAATCAAGATGAAATTTCTTACTACTTAAAAGACCTTAGAAAGATTAAGGTTATGACACCTGAAAGGGAAAGGGAGTTATCATCATTGATACAATCACCGGACATAACAGAGAGAGAAAGACAAAAAATACAAAAAGAACTTTTGGAAGGTAATTTACGATTTGTTATTACTGTAGCAAAGTTGTACCAAAATCAGGGAGTTGACTTTTCAGATTTGGTTGCTGAGGGTAATATTGGTCTAATGAAAGCGATACAAAATTTTGATTGGTCTAAAAACTTACGTTTTATATCTTACGCTGTTTGGTGGATTAGACAATCAATTTTACAATCTTTGAATGAACATTCAAGAACAATCAGAATCCCTGTTAATGTTATTCAAGATTTACAGAAAGATAAAAAACGTAGTGAAAAGGATGGAGGAGAGATTGACGGTAAATTTGTAAACTTACCCTCAACAATACATTTAGAACATCAGATTAATGAAGACGGAGACACATTAATTGATTTAATTGAAAATAAGGATTCATTAATGCCTGATGAAGTATTCAACAATAAACAACAATTGAAAGATGGTTTATTTGAAATCATGAACGTATTAGACGATAGAGAAAGACAAATAGTTGAGGATTATTACGGTATAAGTGGTACCCCAAGAACATTAGAAGATATTGGAAGTGATTTCAATTTAACTAAAGAAAGAGTTAGACAGATTAAAGAAAAAGCTTTAAGAAAACTAAGAAACGAAAGTTCAACACTGTTTGATTACATCTAATTAACTATTTATTGTAAAGTAATTTTGTATAAATTAAAAAAAACACATCTATGAATACAATCCAAAAATACCTTCCTTACGCAACATTTGTACTTATTCTATTCATTTTTTTGAAAGGTTGTGGTACGGGAACTCAAGTAAAATCAACTGAAAAAAAAGTTGATATATTAACTCATAAAGTTGACTCATTATCTAATATTGTGGTAACACAACAAGAAATGATAGGTGTTTTAGAAAACACTACAATGTGGCAAACATTGGTGATTGAAGAATTATCGGATAAAGACCACATGCCAATAAACCATTACAGAAGTCAAACTAAATAATGAAAAATTGGTTACAGAAAAATGTTAAAAACATAATTATAACAGCCTTTGTAATCCCTATATTACTTGTTGCATTAGTATCAATCTCACACGTAACCTCTTTTTATGGATTATCAAACCCGGTTACATGGGCTGTTTATTTGTCAGTAGGAATTGAAATCGCGGCTTTATCAGCATTAGCTGCGGTTTCAGTTAACATGGGTAGATTTGTTTATCTACCCTTTTTTGTTGTTACTTTAATTCAAATGATTGGAAATATATTTTATTCTTTTTCGTATATTGACGAGACAGGACAACAATTTCAGGATTGGGTCAATATGGTCGGTGGACTTTTTGAAAACATGGGAGTTGAAAAAACTGATTTAAATACTCATAAAACAATTGTTGCGTTTTTATCAGGCGGGTTATTACCCGTAATCTCATTAACATTTGCACACATGTTAGTTAAATTTTCAGAACAAAAATCTGAAGAAACTCCTGAACAAAAAGAAGTATTAAGTGAGGATGAGTTCAAAGAAATTTTGAAAAAACGTAGAGAAAACTCTGAAGAAGAAAAGTGGACACCAACACAAGAGGAAATTGATATTTTGGAAAAAGTACTTAGTAAGAATTATGATGGTCCTGTTAAAGAGGAAGTCAAAGAAGAACCAATTAATCCTACTGAAGAACAACTTAATGAGTTGGATAAGGTATTGGAAAAATTCTATAATAAAGACGTGGATGAGGTTGAAGAGGTTAAAGAAGAAGACCCTACACCAGAACCACAAAAAGAACCTGAGATTGATTTAACAACCGAAGAGGTTGAAAAAAAAAATGACATTTCAGAACCCACAAATCAAACAGAGGAACGGGGGGATGAAAATTACAAGGTTCTAAATTATTCAAACAGAAATGCTTAACATTATAAAATATGGTAAATTTCAGAAGTTTGAAAAAAATAAAAAGAAGAGACAAATAATTCTTTGCAATAGTTTTCGACCATCTGAAGAATATCTATCGTCATTAAAGTATCGTAATAATGGTAAGTACGATAAAATTCCTAACTATCTCATAACTAAAGAAGGTAAAATTATTAGTTTAATACCTGACGATTCGTACTCAAATTTTTTCTTTGATAAAGAAATTAATAAAAACTCAATAATAATTTGTTTAGAAAATTTAGGATGGTTAGATAAAAAACCATTAGATATTTCATACACTAATTGGATTGGAGATATTTATAACAAAGAAGTTTTTACTAAAAAGTGGAGAGGTAAACTTTTTTGGGACAGATACCCAAAAAATCAGTTTGAAAGTTTAGTTGAAATTTCAAAAAAACTTTTGATAAAATTTTCAATAGATAATAAATTTATTGGACATAATACAAAGGTTGAAGGTATCAAATTGTATAATGGTATCGTTTGTAAGAGTAATTACAACGATAAATTTACAGATGTTAACCCTTCATTTGATTTTGAACTTTTTAAACAAAATATAGAAAATGAGAGATAACCAAGATATTAAAGACCAATTAAGAAAAATTAACAGTTTGATTAATGAAAGTAATCCTATTGTTAAAAATCAATACTCTGAAATTAAGAAAAAATATTTAATTAGAGAAGATGTTGAATCAGACCCTACAGTACAACAGAGGTATAATGTACCAAAATCTGTAGAAGATGAGATTGATAATAGTAAAAAAAATGAGGCCGAACAGAAGTACAGAATTTCAGGCGGTGTAATATCAATTCATGGGGACACTAAAAAAGACACAGATTTAACGGGTGATGATAAAATAGCGTTTCAAGAAACTATGGATGAGTTTGTCTCTGAAGTTTCTGATTTAGTTAATTTTGACCAATTAAATGTATACCAAGACAAAGTTGATTGGTCAGGTAAAATTGTGGATTTTGACATTGAATTTTATTTCACAATTGGTGAAAATAATGGTATTTTCATTTCAGGTGAAATGATGAAGTTAGATGAGAATCTTTTACAGGTTATTGACAAACTTCAAAAATATTATGAAAAATTCAAATCTAAGTGGGCGAGAGTCATTTCAGTTAGAAAGAAAACTAAACCTGTAGACAATTAATGACATGGCTTTCAATCAGAGTGAAACAAGAGAAATTGAAAAAATAGTTAGAGCTGAAATTAAAAGTTTTATGGGTTCTAATACTGTAAAACAGTTTGAAGATAAACTGTTAGATATGGTTGCTAAAGAGATAAAAAATGGTAAAATAGAGAAAGATATTAAAGAAATTGTAACTAAAGTTTTTTCAGAGTTTTACAAATTTATGTGGCAACAAAGAAATTATTGGGAACCTAGATTAAAAAATTCGTAAAATGAGTAATGGAACTAATTTAGTGACAAAGTTAATATCTAACTATAATAAAGTTGGTGCGACAGGTAGTGAATCTGCAATGGAAATTAATAAGGTTATGGACGATATTAAAAAATCTGAAACTAATGAAAAGTGGTCTCAGAAATACAAAAAAAGTATTGATTGCAATAATCCTAAAGGATTTAGTCAAAGAGCACATTGTCAAGGTAGAAAAAAGAAAAGTGAAAATAAAGAGGCGACCGGTTCAGGTTCCTCAGGTGGATATGTTGGACCTTTGTTTGGGGAAAATTTAACCGAATCGGAAAGAACTATTTTGGCCAAATTAAGAGACATTGCTAAGAAACACGCTTACGACGATAGTAAAGACACTACATCAAAAGAAAAAATAGAAAAGGTATATCAAAAATTAAAAAAACAGTTTGCAATAGGTATTAAAGTTGAGAAAGAGCATAAATCGGGAGACCCAAAATTAATTGCGTTAGACCATCTTGAGGAAGACCCAAATTATTATACAAAGTTAAAAAAAGTTGAGGCAAATGAGATGACCACAACCAGTTCTTCAGGACAGTATTCTTCTCCATCTTTTTTGGCGAAATCAATGTCCTCAAAAAATTGGAGAGGGAAGAGTAAAACTCAAATTCCTGGAGGTAAATTTGTCGAGGTTAAAAAGAAATGTAAAAAGTACCCATATTGTAATCAAGGTGACATCAATGCGTTGAAATTAACCGAATCAGAAGTATATTCAAAGATGTTAGATAAATTCTCAAAAGAGTATAACTTACCAAAGAGTGTTATTTCTAAAATAATTAATGAGTCGGAAAGTAAAAAGAATTAAATAGATGTATTTATAGTAAAATAATCTAATGAATAAGGTTCAAAAAATAATCGATAATTTATTAAAAGAGTCAATTTTTGATAAAGCTAACGAGTTGACCGAAAAATTATTAGGTAGATTAGAAGACGACAATGGTATAGACCTTGAAGTTGGAAGTAAATATGAATATTTAAAAGATGAAAATTCTGAACCTGTTAGAGTTATATATTTAGGAAAATCAAAACAAGGTGGAGGAAAATTCAAAAATGAAAAAACAAATAATGAAATATTATTAAGCAAAAATTTAATTATGAAAAGAATACACGAATTAGGTAAAAATAAAAAAACTTCTGAAATGGGTGAAGGAAATAAATTTTCAGGAGAGTTAGCTAAAGCAAGAAAAAGTGGAAAGGATTCTTTTGAAGTTGATGGTAAAACTTATAAAGTTGAGTCAAATGAAGAATACTCTAAAAAACAAATGTTCATCGCTAAACAAGCTAAACCAAAAAATAAAATAGATGCTAAAGATTTTGAAGTTTTAAGAAACAGTAAAAAGAAAAAAACTGTTAAAGAAGATTTAGGTGGTATGGAAGATTCACATCCTGTTTTTGGTAATATGAATTTAATGAATCCATCTGATGACGATAAAGAAAATCTTGTTAAATATTTAAAAAGATATATTAAAAGGGACCACAACGTTGAAGATGAATACGACACAATGGATGGAAGTTTATTTGATGGTGAGGATGAAGAGAATGATTTTGAAACATTAGCGGAAGACAAGAAGTTTATTCAAAAGGCAACCAAGAAAATGGAAGATAAAGGTACTTCAGGTAAATTTACAACATGGTGTAAAAGAAATGGATTGGCGTCTGAGGATGGAGAAGTTACACAAAAATGTATAAATAAAGCTATGAAATCCGATGATTCTAAAGTTGTTAAAATGGCAAATTTCGCAAAAAATATCGGAGGATTTAAAGGTGCTAAACATGAGTCAGTTATGTACCAAGTTGCATTATCTGAAAATAGTTATGTTAATTTAACTGAAAATGAATTAGTTGATATGATTGACAATATAATTAAAGAAGAACAAATTACTAACAATCTAAAAGGTGGTGGTAAGGCTAAAGGATTAGTTCAGTATGATAGAGTTCACAGTAAAGACGAAGACATTAATAAAAAGGCATTAAAGGATGTTGAGAAAAAAATGAAAGATTACGTTAAGGCTGGCTCTAAAGGTAGTTTTGAGATGAACCCTGACTATTTCCCAAAAGGTAACGGTGAGTTAGGAGAAATGTCTAAGAAAGCTTACCAAGCATCCGATGCGGTTGAAGAATATATTGAAAACTTTGCATACTCACCTGGTATGGAAAATTTAAAATATGATGAAATTGAACCAAATGAAGAGTGGGTAACTGCAAATATTGAAGGTTCTGAGAAAACAGGAAATTCACCAAAATATGCAAATGCTGTTGATACAGGATACGGTAAAAAAATAAATAAAAAGAGAAAAGAAAATTTATACCAACAGGAAGTTGAAAAAAGTTACAATCGAGTAAGACAACCTGTTGATACCGCCGGTGAAACTAAAAAATCAGGTAAGTTAGACAATATGTTTAAAAAATTAGGAGAGTCAACTGAGAACGAAAATACTAATTTCTTAAACGAAGAAATGAGTAAAATGAAAAAGTTGATTGGATATAACGAAAAAACTCAATAATTAATTACAATTTTTAAAATCTTCATATAATTCTCCATATATTATGGAGAATTTTTTTTTATATGTATCCAAACCAGTTGAAGCCGACGAATTTAATTTTTGGGTTGACAGTAACAATATATGTTTTTTAAAATTAGAATTATATCGAGATTTTGTAATTTCTTTAACTAATCTTGTGTATGATACTTACTTAGGTGATGAAAACACTAATGAAACAAATATTAGATTAACCACTGACGATAACATGAGTCATTTCAATTGGTGTTGGAAAAAAAATTTAGAAAATTTTAGAAAAGAATCAATTCATTTTGAACCCGACGGAGAACACTATGAATTTTTAAAAAGTTTTATTAGTGAAACATTTTACGCTCAAAAAAACAAAGAGGTCAAAATGTCAATTACTAAATTTTTTGACGAGGTCTTCAATATCGAAACTTCATTTACTAAATCTGACTTAGATTTATTGACAACTCTTTATAAGAGTTTAGAAAAAAATATGAAAGTGGGTTTACAATAGAATAAAAACCTTTATCTTGATATCATAATAAACATTTTTTATATTTTAATTAAAATGGAAACTGTAGAAAAAATCAAAGAATTGACTGAATCACTTTCAATCGACGCTGGAAAATTTTACAAAGGTAACAAGAGCGCGGGAACTCGTGCGAGAAAAACAGCCCAAGATTTAAAAGGATTACTACAACAATTCAGAGGTGAAATTTTAGATTCAAGAAAACAAGATGCTTAATATTAACACGTTGTTTATATTTTTATTTGTTTTGAGTATTTTATATACTTCTAGAATTTTATTTATTTTTGTAAGCGCCTTACTACGAACACCACCTGAAAAAATGGTGGTAGGTAGTAAGGGGCTTTCTTTACTACTGTTATCAGTTTCCTATATAATAACGTACTTAATACAAAGTTAATGAGTTTATACAAAGAATTAGAACCTGTGATTAACTATATCGATAGTATTCGCAGCCTTGAGAATTATATCGTTTTTGATATAAAATTTCCAATTGGGTGGAAAGTATTAAAGAAATACATAGTTGAGGATAAATTCGTTAATAACGGTACCAACGACGAATATTTATCTCTGTCATTTGTTGCTGAATTTAATGATAATGAAATATCAACAACACAAAAAAATATACTTGGTATAGTTAATTATAATTTAGAAAGAGAAGCTAAAGAAAAATTACTTGAAAGTAAAATTAATGAATTAAAGAGTGTGTTTGATAAAGAGAGTTTGGACGCATTAAAAGGTTTGAAATTTAATATTAACCCTGATAAAAAAATTACTAAAGATGTCAAAAATATCGAGAGCACAAAGGGAGTTGGATTATCTGAAATCATCGCAGAAGAAGGACAAGATTGATTTAGAAAATGAAAAAAATAAATTTATAAATCAAATTAAATCAATTGATAAATCAATTATTTTCCCAACACCTAAAAAATTAACATTATGGCAGAGAATACTAAAGGTTCTGAATTTTTAACAAAATTGGCAATGATTGCAGACGCCGGACAAACACTTGTTGACGGTAAAATGACTATTATATTTGAATGTATGAACCCAGAGTATTCTGAAATTATAAATGAAATTGAGGAAAAACCTGATTATTCTAAAGAAGAATTTAAAATAGAAATATCAGGTTCAGATTTTATTTTTATTTTGGATAAGTAGTGTAATTAGTATATAAGAATTTCTTATTATATCCCTTTTCAACTAGTATATTGTACAAATATTTTCTTTGAGGTGTTGATATATCTTTCACAATTAATGTCTTTTTAAAAACCGGAGTTAGTTGTAGTAAATCTAAAAATCTATCTGAATCTTCTTCATTTTTTAAACTAAACAAATTATACGTTTCATCAAATTGTATTATGAATTTGTTATTAAGTTTTGAAATCATGTAAATTTTATCCTCACCCAAATACTTTTTGAATAATTCTGACGAAGTTATTCTTGTGTTATTTTTAACATCAAAAATTAATTCTTCGTAATAGTATGGGGAGATTTTATAAATGTAGTTTTTTTCATCTATTTTAGAATCAATAACTTTATTTCTACCGTATTCGTCTGTGTAATATATATTATCCTCTACAAATTTATCAGTTATAATTGCTATATTATATTTACACTCATAACCCGAATCAAACTTTTTTCTAAATAATATATTTTCAGATTCCCCAACCAATTTATTAAAAAAACTTAACGCTAAATTTTCTCTAACAAAAGATTTGAGTTTTTTCTTTTTTTTATTATTTTTAAAGATGACTATGTGAAACATAATCAAATTTAATAAACTTTTGAAAATAAAAAAGAGTTGGAAAATTACTACGATATTTTAGGTGTAAATGAAACTGCAACACAAGAAGAAATAAAAAAAGCGTACAGAAAAAAGGCGGTAGAACATCATCCTGATAAAGGTGGGGACGAATCGATTTTTAAGAAAGTTTCAGAAGCTTACGACACAATCGGAGATGAAAATAAAAGAGCTCAATACGACAACCAAAGGAGAAATCCTTTTGGTAATTTTAATCAAGGTAGTGGGAACCCTTTTGACATATTTAATGACTTCTTTGGTAATATGGGAGGACAACCAAGACAAAGGAGAGCTCCTGATAAAATAGTGGACGTAACGGTAGGGGTTGTTGACTCTTATTTGGAAAGACAAATGAAGTTTAATTTCCAAAGAAAAACTGCTTGTGACCCTTGTAATGGACAAGGGGGAGAAAGAGTTAGTTGTGGGACTTGTGGAGGTACTGGAAGTATTACACAAAGAGTCGGAAATTCATTCTTTTCAAATATAGTTAGAACAACTTGTATTAGTTGTCAAGGTAAAGGTTTTACTTTTAAAACTACTTGTCATGTATGTAATGGTGACGGTAGAAAGGCTGAGTTTAAAACAGTTGATTTTAAATTACCACATGGTATAACTGATGGGCAATTTATAAGAGCTCAAGGACTTGGTGATTATCATGAGGGTATTTTCGGAGACGCTATTTTAAAAATTAATATAGTATCACAAGAAGGGTTTGAAAAATCAAACGATGACTTGATATACAATTATCAGATGTCATTAGATGATTTTAATAAAGACACGGTAGAGGTACCACACCCAAAAGGTAATTTAAACGTAAAATTACCTGATACTATAGATACGACAAAACCCCTTAGAGTTAAGGGGTTAGGATTTAATAATTCTGACTTTTATATTAAGTTATTTGTGAAACACAAACGAAACTAATTATTGCTCAGGGACAACAAGGTACATCCAAGCATAATCATTATATTCAACAACCATAAATAAAACACCTGGTAATTCAGATTGTCCCATATAGAAATTACAACTAATACCGTTTGAATCTTGCATACGGTATTGAGCAGTATTATCCATTTCTGCAAGTTTACCAACGACATAATATTCTTGTTGTGTTTTACTAAAAATAGTAACCTTAGTATCTGTAATTTTTATTAAAATATTACAGTCAGTTGTTGTACCATTCCATACAATTTCATTAGTTGAAAAATCACGATAACCAATATTGAATGTTTTGGCTCTAGCGTACTCAAGACCTTGAGAGAAAGAAGTTAAAGAGAAAAGAAATAAAAAAATTGATAAAATAAAGTTTTTCATTGGTTTATATTTTTTACAAATGTAATGATAATATTTTAAATTACCAACAAGTAATTATACATAATCCATTTCCACCTCTACCTCCAGCGCCTCCTGTAGTCCCTCCGGCACCACCACCTCCACCTGAACCTACGGCTCCGTTTCCACCTCTACCACCAGGACCTGAGTTATTACTTCCACCTCCAGTACCACCTGTAGAGTAAAATGGGTTTACTGATAAAATTCCGTCACTACCATCACCACCTCCTGCGGCTCCCGCTGGGGGTTGGGCAAATAGTAACCCTCCTGTATTTACTACACCTCCGATGTTATTTGTTGAGGTTACCCCGGCACCACTGGCCCCTGCTGAGAATGGCATTCCTGGAGTACCGCCATAAGTTATATTACCGCCTCCCGCATTTACACCTCCACCTGCAACACTTGCTTGACCTTGACCTAAAGACCAAACTCCTATATTTGATAATATTGCACTTGTTGCATTTGCGACTGTTGCCGCACCACCCGCAGAACCTCCCGCAGCGTTAGTACCGGCTCCTCCTCCACCACCACCATTTGCTAATAATAAATAAGATGCTGCAACACCTGTACCCCTAAATATTTCGACAATTGAGGTACCACCCGCACTTCCGGCGACTCCTGAACCTGTAGAACCCGCACCACCATCACCTATTGTAATTCTAAGAGAATCTGGTAAAATATGTGCGGGAATGACTAATCTTGATGTGGCACCACCGCCACCGCCACCACCGCCTCCCCTGGCACTTCCTGCAATTCCTGTAAAACCTCCACCTCCCCCACCACCGGGACCTACTAAAAAAATATTAACCATTGTAATACCTAATGGTTTAATCCAATATCCACTTTGATATATGTATTGTACATTATCTGATTGATTGGGTAAATTAAATGTATAACTCATATTTTATAATTACCAGCATTCTATTATTACTAGACCATCACCACCTCTTCCACCTGCACCACCTGTACCGACACCGGCTCCACCACCTCCGCCACCACAACCAATTGCTCCATCACCACCTTTTCCACCGACACCAGTACCATTACCCCCACCTCCTGAACCGCCAAGTCCAAATAAAGGTTTCATTTGAAAAACTCCACTTTGTCCATTAGTACCTGAAGAGTTCCCTCCTGATAATGTAGGGATTATCACGTTACCGATAATATCACCACCTGTAGTACCGGCATTTAATGCGGTCTTACCACCACCGCCAGCACCTGAGGTAAATGACCCCTGACCCGTGGTACCAAAAGTCACCGCAGTACCACCAACACCAATTCCCGATGCTGTACCTGCATATCCCGCAAGTCCTAAAAATTCTGATACTGAGCCATATATTCCACTTGTTAACGCAAATATGGCACCTGCCGTACCAGCACCACCGGCCGATGTTCCACCACCACCTCCTGACGCATAACATATTGTAGTTCCGGGTAAAGGGGTTGCACTAACGTTTATGCTAACATAAGTTGTTCCACCGGCAGTACCATTTCCACTACCCGCACCTCCCGCTCCTCCAGTACCTACAGTAATTATTAAATTGTCAGGTAAAAAATGTGCGGGAATCAGTACACGAGTTATTGCCCCTGAACCACCACCTCCACCACCTACTGTTGCTGAACCTGAACCGGCTTGAGACCCACCTCCACCACCTCCACCAGGGCCTACAGTAATAATGTATGCCATAGATATACCTCTAGGTTTTGTCCAATATCCTGATTGGTAGAATACTTGTGTTTTATATTGACTATCAGCTATATTAAATAAAAAATCCATAATTTACCAACATGTTATTATTACTAATCCATTACCACCACTTCCACCGGAACCACCTGTTCCTCCTGTAGTACTTGTACCTGTACCGCCTCCACCTCCACCCCCACCTATTGCACCATCACCACCTTTTCCGCCATTCCCATTATTTGTTGTATTTGAACCATTACCACGACCTCCAGTTCCTCCTAATGAGAATAATGGTGAAAATTGTATAACTCCATTAACACCATTAGCACCATCTGTTGTTAATGTTGCAACAGATGGTGCCACACCTGCGCCTGTTTGACCTCCTGCGGCACCTGATGTCCCTGCGTTCGCACCTCCACCACCGGCACCACCTGTTAGTATTGTTCCGGCAGTATTTCCAAAAGTTACATTGTTTCCAGCACCTGTTGTACCTCCCACTGCACCATTTTGTCCACCTATCGATACAAAAATACCTAAAGACGCATACAAAGCATTTGCAATAGTAATTGGTCCACCACCTGAACCTGCGGTACCTGCAACACCTACACCACCGGCACCACCTGCAGTACCACCATTGGCTTGTACTATAATACCAAACCAAGACGGGCTTCCGTAATATATACTTACTGATGAAGCTCCACCATTAGACCCCGCAAAACTAGGAAGTCCGCCAGTGCCACCTTTACCTACAACTATACCTAATCTGTCAGGTAATACTGAACATGGGATTATTATTCGAGTTATTGAACCACTTCCTCCACCTCCACCACCACCACCTGTTTGTGCTGAAGTTCTTGGCGTTCCACCACCTCCTCCACCTCCGGCACCAATACAAATAATTTGTATCATAGTAACTCCTAATGGCTTAGTCCACTGACCCGATTCATAAAAATACTGAGTTCTATCAGATGGAACAGGTAAAAAATTTGGTAAACTCATTAGTTAGCCCAAGAAGGTTTAGGTGGATTAGAGTCAACTACTCTATAACCAAAATTAATTGTTAAATCTAATGTGTTACCGTCTAAGTCAGTTAATCTTAAACATTGTCCTGCCATCCAATCAATTTCCATGTAACCCATGGAAACTGGGGAACCATAGTTAAACTGTATTAATTGATATATTAACATTAGTAATCTCCTCCTATAACTGTACAAGCGATACCACCAGCGGCGGCAGCACCTAAGGTGACATATATTCTATAACCTGCTGGTAGTGCAAACCCTAATGGTAATTCATAGTTTATTGAAGCTGCGTTAGTTGTAAAAGTTGCATTTGCGGCAATTGTAATCTCATCAAATAATGTATTATTTGCGGCAGTTCCTGTCGCACCTCCATTATTTATGAACACACGTGCAACAACTGCGGCCGAGTTTGCACCTGTATGTCTAAATCTTATTTTTTGAACATAGCTTCCATTAGAACCTGCAGTAAATGCTAAATAAATTGTTCCTCCTGTTATGTTACCGACGTTGTTTGCGTCTGTTGCGGTAACCCATTGGGCATCCCCCGCAACTGAAAAAATTGGTAGTGTATTTGCTGGCATATTTTTATTTTATTTTATATAAAGTTTAAATTATTTGATGTAGTATATACTGTTCCTAAACCTACTATTATGTTAGAAGTAACTCCTGTCGATGCTTTTGATAAGTCAATATAAGCACCTCTGTTATTACCACCTGATTCAAAAAACCTAAGTTTATTTTGATATATATCAATTGATATTGTTGACCCACTTAAAGTAGTATTTGTTTGAGATTTGGCTAAATCAATTTGACCACCTTCATCTCCTACAGATTGTGAAGAAAGAAATGTTAACGATGTTGTTACTCCTGTTACATTTAAAGTATTTGCGGTCACTCCACCTGTGAAAATAGTTGGTCCTGATACGGTACCTCCATTGAATGTTGTTGATGAACCTCCCGTCCCCGCACTAAATACTAATGTGTTTGTCGCTGCTGAAGTTATAGTTACATTAATACCGCTAAAATTTAAATTGGAGTTGTTTGAACCCGCGCTGAATTGTGGGTTACCATTAATTTGAATATTTTTAAATATATTTTGAGACGAACCTAAATCAGTATTTGTAATTGTTATTACATTATTTGATATAGATGACGAAATACCCGAACCATCTGTTTTACCTGTAATACCTTGTACCTGTGTATTAATTAGTGTAATACCTCCAGTCGTTGAACTACCTGAAATTCCGTTTGTTGTCGTTATTCCCGTTACACCTGTATTTGTAATTGTTATTACATTATTTGATATGGATGATGATATACCGTTACCATCAGTTTTCCCTGTAATACCCTGTACTTGTGTATTACTTATTGTAACAAGACCGTTTGTTTTTGATGTAGATATACCTGTTCCGTTTGTCACACCACTTATAGGTAAGTTTTGATAAGTTGTTGCGGATATTGTACTTGCAGTTAAACCTCCTGAAATTATTGTTGTACCACTTACATCTAAAGTTGCGTTAGGATTAGTTTGGTTTATCCCTATTAGTTTACTTGATATATCCCCATATATCGTATCTCCAATATTTAATCTATTACCTGATGATGTATCACCATAACCTACATTATATCCTATAAAGATATTATAACTACCATCATTATTATAACCTGCGTTGTACCCTATATATACGTTACCGTTTCTAGTATTGTTACTATATCCAGCTCCAACACCTATTATTATATTCCTACCACCTGAAATATTATTTCTTAATGAATCCTCACCAATGGATATATTACTATCACCAATAGTATTTTGAGTCATTGAATTAATACCTAAAGCAATGTTTGAACTACCTGTTAAATTGTTAAATAACGTTTGAGTTCCCCCGATTGCAATATTATTGATGCCTGTTGTATTAGATTGTAACGATTTATCACCTAAGGCAATATTACCTGAACCTGTACTATTTATTAACGGACCTCTCGAACCGATTGCTATTTCTTGTGTCCCACCCCAAGGACTGTAGTCGTGACCTGTTGCAAATGCAATACTATCATTCCCAGTTTCTATCATATACATACCATCAAGAGTCATTCCTCTATAAGATGTTTGGAAACTTATAGGTTCACTATAAGCGGGTGATATGGTATTGATACCAACAAGAGAGCCATCATCATATATTTGGCTATCTTGTAAATCATATTGAGTTGACCATCTTGATAAGAAATTAACCCCTCCTAACAAACCTGCCCTACCAACTAAATCGTTTATTGATGTGGTACCACCTGTATTTGTACCCAATGTTATAGTTCCTGCAGAGTACGTACCCCCTGTAATATAGTTGAAATATCCTGAAACTGGTACGGTACCTCCTGTTGAGTTTCTCAAATTTAATGTACCTGATGATTGAGAATATGTACCACCTGTAATAGTCACATCTAAAGAAGGGCTTACAATTGTTGTTGCTGAAATAGTTCCATTAAATACTGTGGTACCACTTATAACGGTAGTTCCACCACTGTTAATTTGAATTGAAGGTTGATTATTAACCAAAAAATTCAGTGTCCCTGCTGTACTATTGTAATATATTCCGTTTGTCATATTTTAAATCATTTGAATCCATCCTGAGGATTTATATATAAATAGTCCTTCATTTTTATCTGTACAATAAACTATTAAACCAGGTATTGGGTTTGATATAGAATCTCTTTCTTGTTCAGTCATTCTAGGAAATAATACCCCTCCGGTCGTACTCAGTATTTCCAAAGCCGCACACCTTTCAATATTTGTTCCTGTATTAATACCTACCTGTTCATTTGATGAAACTATATTACTATCACCTAAACTAGTACTACCTGTCCATTTAGGAATGTAGTTTGAGGTTCCTGAACCTACAACTGTACCTGAATAAGGTAAGTTTTGATAAGTATTTGCGGATATTGTGGTGGTGGTAATCCCATTTTGAAATATTGTATTACCTGTAACCGTACCACCACTTAATGGTAAATAAGGAAAAGAAGTTTGTCCTGTATAATTAATACCGAAGTTTGGATAGGAACCTGCAATTTGGATATTTGTACCGCCTGTTATTGTTATTGTAGTTCCGGTTAGGACATCTGTTCTGTACGACAAAACTCCATTTGAATTTGATACAATAAATCTTGTGTTTGCTGAAGATGATAGGTTAGATAATGTAACATCACTTCTTAAAAGTGTGTTCCCACTAACATCTAATCTTGCCGAAGGTGACGTTGTCCCAATACCAACATTACCTGAAGAATCAATTCTCATCCGCTCGGTTTGTTGGTCAGTGCTAAAAGTTATGAAACCACCAGTTTTATCTGTATTAAATGAAAACTGATTACTATTATGATTCCATGCATTAAACGCCCCAAATCTATCAGAGTTTGAACCAAAGCTAATTCCCGCATTATTTGCGTCAGGACTTAATACCGTTACATATGTTGCACCACTACCTTCAAATGCTGCGACTGTACCAGATGCTGCGGCACTATTAGTTGCGGTCCCATTTCTTACATGTAATTTATATGAACTTAAAGGTGAGGTTAATCCGATACCAACTCTACCATCCGCGGAGACAACAAACGGAGTTGTATCAGGATTTAAAGAATCTTCAATCAATATTGCATTTCCTGAACCAGTTTGGGTTAATCGTATCATGTCAGATGAACTATCACCCGATATCCTAACACCTATTGTCCCTCCTGTAATGATAACATCTAATTTTGCGGATGGAGATGTTGTCCCAATACCAACATTTGTCCCATCATCAAATATCTGACTATTACCTAATCCAGTACTTCCTGTCCATTTTGGGACATAGTTTGTTATCCCATTACCAATAACATTACCCGAAAATGGTAAATTTTGGTATGTAGTTGCAGATATTGTATTTGCCGTTAATCCATTTGTAAAATTAGTTACACCTGTCACAGTTCCACCAGTAAAATTAGACCCAGTAGTTCCTGTAAATGATATTGTTACATTACCATTAGTATTATTAATACCAATGTTCGACCCCCCTGTTATTACACTTACGGGTAGGTTATTGTACATAGTTGCAGATATTGTGTTTGCAGTCAAACCCGCAGTAAAATTAGTTGCACCTGTTACAGTCCCACCGCTCAAAGGTAAGTAATCTCCACTTATACCTGTTGAACCTGTAAAAATTATAGTTACCGCACCTGTTGAAGAACTTGCGGATAAGCCATTACCGACTGTAATACTTGTAACACCTGATGACTGAGACGCTCCGGACACAGGACCCCAATAAGCGTAACCTGTACCATCTGTTAATAAGGCATAACCATTTTGTTCACCGGCACCTGAATACACAAAACTATCGTTAATTGTAAGACCTGATGAAAATATAGGATTTAATGGGACACTTCCACCAATTCTATAAACAACACCTGTAGATAAGTCAGATTGTAATACGTAATTATAAGAATCCTTAATTAATTGGTCTTTAATATCGGCCATGCTTTAATTTTACAAATTTTAGGTTATTTATAAATAGTATGGCTACCATTTGTTACGCTTGGGACGAGACACCTTTTGCTTGGATTGATACACCTTTCACATGGGCTGAAGGATGTATTATTGAGAAAGTTATTGGAGGTGGAGGAGGTGCAATATCGTCACAAACAATTAGAAAAAGATTAAATGCGTTACCTGAAGAAGAAAAAGAAATATTAATACAATTATTTTTAAGATTAAATGTTGATGAAATTGAGTTTGAAAAAAAACTTAATAGAAATAAAAACACAAAAGTGAAAATAAAATTATCTGAAATTGATTTAAAACCGTCAGTTGAAAAAATTGTAAAGGTTAACGTTAAAATTAATGAAGATTAACATATTTATGAGATATGGCATATAGTTTATATACAGACAAACCAAACAAGTTCAATTGTAATATTGAAATAGAAGGTACATCACTTGCAAAATCTCAAGTTAGATTAGTTGTTGAAACTGATGAAATGACTTATATGTTTAAGGGTCTTATTGAGAATAATGGATTATGTGAAGTTAACATACCCAAAACAAAACATTTTTTACCTGAAGGTACAAAAGGTAATATGAGATTAGAAGTTATTGCTGATGATGTTTACTTTGAGCCATGGTCATCCGACTTCTCGGTTAAAACTAACAAAAAAGTTAATGTTGTTGTTACCGAGCAAGTCGAAGAAAAACCAAAAATGAGAGTACAGGTAATTGAACAAGAAGAAATAATTGTCCAAAAACCAAAAATTACTGAAGTAAAACAAACAGCACCTCAAAAAAGAACCGTTAATTTAACTAAAGAAGAATTCTTGAAAAAATTAATGGGTAAAAATCTCTAAAATTTTATTAAATAAAGTTACAATTCCGTAGATTGACGTTGCAATTATAAATGAACCGATAATTGTGTATTTTATTGCTGCGGCTCTTGTCTTTTTACAACCCTCACAATCTTTATCCATCAAAGTCGGAGTAATATCTTTTAAATTTTTCATCTTTTGTATTATTTATTGTTATGAAGCTTTTAACTTGTGTTAGAAATATAATTAATGAGGAGAGAATTGGAAAGATTTATGGAGAAATCAAAATTAAATTTTCCATAGAAAATTCAGTTCATGGTAAAGTACAAAGATTTAGACACGGGAAAGAAGAAGAAATTACTAATGATGAGTTACTAAGTTTACTCAATAGAGCAACTCCACAAATCATTGAAAAAATCAAAGAACAAGAAATTGGACAAGATAGTTCGGTCGTTATATCCCAAACCGATTACCCATTCTTGAATATTGTAACAAGTATGGAAGAAGAAGATTGTTACAATTATACAATTAACATTGTGACGACAATCAGAAAAAAGAAATTCTACCCAACAGGGGATGATGATATTCAAATCTATATATAAATAAAAACCCCCAATACATCCGATGTAATGAGGGTTCTTATCTTTTTCACCTAACGGTTGAGGCGTTTGCCTTTGAATACACCGGGACTCAATTCCGACTTGATAATTTGGTTTGGGTCATCAAGTCAACCCATATCCTTCAATCGTGATACAAATATAAATAGAATTTCGTTCAGAAAAAAATATTTATTGAATTATTTTTTAATTATCTTTGTCGAATGGAAAAGGAAAAACTACAATTAAACGTTAGACATGTTGCTCAGATTGTGAGACGTAATATGATTACTCGTGTTAAACCATCGGGTAAGGTATATAAGCGTAACAAAAAGGTTGATATGTACCAAGATTAATCTTATATTTTAGGTAAAAAATATTTATGCTCTCTTATATTGGTGGTAAATCAAAGATTGGTAAATGGATTGTTCCATTTTACCCAAAAGATATGGAAACATATGTTGAGACATTCGGTGGAATGTTTTGGTGTTTCTTTAATATGGATTTAAAAGAATATCCTAATCTAAAAAAAGTCGTTTATAACGACTTCAATCCCCTCAACTACAATTTATTCATGTGTTTACAAAACCCTGAATTATTACTTTCTGCGGTTAATAATATCCCATGTCAACAACAAGGTGAGGAAGTTACCCTACCTATATATAGAGAACAATTTGTTGAATTTCAGAAAGAGATATTTGGTGAGGGGTTCACAATTAATTACCCCGACTATAATGTTGCCGCAAAATATGCTTATGTCTTAACACAAGTGTTCAGTGGGTCCAAACCTGAGACATCTTCATTTATCGATTTAAAGGGTAAGTATAAATCGAAGTATCTTACATTTAGAGATAAGTTATCTAAACCTGAATGGGTCGAACACTTCAATAAAATTAGCCATTTTAGATTAGGTGATTTTGAAGATGTTATCAAAGAGTTTGATAGTCCTACAACATATTTTTACGCTGACCCACCCTATTATAGAACTGAAGATTACTATTCAAACCATGATTTTGATAGAGATGACCATGAACGTCTTGCTAATTGTTTAAAAAATATTCAAGGAAAGTTTTCATTATCTTACTATGATTTCGTACTTTTGCACGAATGGTTTCCCGAAGACCAATATAAATGGGAAAAGAAAGAATTTGCCAAAGCTGCGGCGGCTAAGAAAGGAAAATCTCAAAATATGGGAGAAGAGTTATTAATAATGAATTATTGATATATTTATATATAAAACTATAAAAATGAAATTTACAAATTTATTAAAGTCAATTATCGTAGAAAATTCACGATTTAAGTTATTGTATGATAAGTTAGTTGATAAAAATCCTGAAAGTAAAAAGAAAGAGCCAGGTAAAATACCGTTTGAAATTTTAAAGTCAATTATACTTGCTGACCCTGATACTAAAATCCCTAGAAATATGGAAGGGGATATCGATACTTTAACTCCTGAGCAGATGGAGAATATTAAAGTTGGTAAATACACTAACTGGTTGTTAAAAAGTTTTTTAAAACCAGTTGATATTGAAGCTGACCCTGAGGACAAACAAGCTTATGCGAAAGAAGTTAAAGCATATCGTGATTTATTTTTGGAGGATTTATACAAAACAACAACCGACCTTAAAAAATTTGAAAAGTTTAAAGGTAGATTACCTGAAGATGTTAGAGACATTAATAAATTAACACCAAAATCTTTGTTTGATTTGGTAAAAGATTTTTCATTAGAAAAGGTTAAAGCCAGTAAGGAAGAGAAGAAAGCTGCGGCTTCAACATACCAACACCCAGGTGGAGATATCGTATTTAGAGGACCTAATTGGACTGTTATTAAAATTGAAAGAAGTGATAAATTAGGTAAAGATGCGGCATGTTTCTACGGTGGACAACATGAGTATGATAAGTTAGAATCAAGATGGTGTACATCATCACCTGGTCTTACATATTTTGACAGATATATTAAAGATGGTCCTTTGTACGTGATTTTACCAAATGAGTCCGAACAACGTGGTCAGGTTTCTAACTTACCAGTTGAAAGATATCAATTCCACTTCCCATCTAATCAATTTATGGATAGACATGACCATCAGCAAGATTTGGTTCAGTTATTAAATGGTAAATTATCAGAATTAAGAGATTACTTCAAACCTGAATTTGCAAAAGGTTTAACTAGCAGTAACTCCAATAAAGCTGAGATTACATATCCAGGAAGTTCTGCAGGTAAGTTCATTGCTTTATATGGTTTTGACGAGTTATTTGATAACTTACCTGACACAATCGAACATCTATCAATTAAGAATGAAGGTAAAGAGGCGATTGCTTACGACGTACCTGCAAGTATTGGTAGATTCCAAAATCTTGAGGCAATTTTATTTAAAAACTTTGCTAAAAGTTTACCTAGTGAAATTTGCAATTGTAAAAAACTTGACATGTTGGCATTACCTGGTAATGGTAGTTTAGAATCCTTACCTGAATGTTTAGCGGATTTAGATAACTTAGGGTTTATTAATCTTAATAAGAGTAACCCTAACATATCAATTCCGCCAAGATTGATGGAAAAATTAGACGACCAAGGAGATGGTTTTTATTATGTAATTTAAGGTTATATAAAAAAAATAACGTATATTTGTTGTTTAAATTTTTTACTATGAATAATATTGATGCTGAAATATATTTAAACAACTTAGTAGGTTTCTTTGAAAAAAATCCTAATGACCTCATTGATTTAATCGGTGAAATGAATAAGGATTTATTCTACAAAAAAGTAAGAGAAAAAGTTTATGAGAATGCTGAAAAGGGTGAGGAAATACAACTCACCCAAAAACAGCTTATTGATATTGTGGTTGGTATGTATGATAATGCGGTTAAAAAAGGTGAGAAGATTGAAGTTCAGGTACCCGTAGTTAAAACAAATTATGGAATTATTTGGTTGAATTAGAATTTTGACTTATCTTTGTAGTCATAATTAAAACACCAAATAATATGATAAACCTACAAGACCTTAAACAAACAGTTCCAGCACTTTTCCAAACAGAAAAACTTTCAAAATTGTCTGACCGATACACTATGGTCCCCACTATTGATGTGGTTGATAAGTTCATCCAAAATGGTTGGGAAGTGACCGCGGCAAAACAAGTTGGTAGAACAGCTTTTGGTAAGCACCAAGTTCGTCTTCGTAATTCAGAGTTACCACAAGTCGGAGATTCATTATTAGAGGCGGTAATTACGAATTCACACAACGGTGGTTCAACTCTACAAATCGGAGCCGGTCTATACCGTTTAGTTTGTTCTAATGGATTGACAGTACCTGTGTCAACATTTGGTGACATGAAACAAACTCACTTGAATTTGAGTATGAGTGACGTTGAAATGATTACTGAACAGTTTGTGTTGAACGTTCCAAAAATCCAAAAGTCAGTTGACCGTATGATGGAGGTGACCATGAACACCGAAAGAAAGGTTGATTTCGTATCTAAAGCGGTTGGTATCCGTTGGAAAAATACTGAGGACATCTCAACTCTTACTTTGGAGACAATCATTAACCCACTTCGTGATGGGGACCGCGAAGATAACTTGTGGAACACCTTTAACGTTGTTCAAGAGAAGCTAATCCGTGGCGGATTTATCAAACAACAAGGACGTAATGTTCGCACCGTAAAGGGAATCCAATCCTTAAACATGGATAACATGATTAACACAAAACTTTGGGAACTTGCTGAAACCTACTGCTAATGGAGAACTTGTTTAAGGTAATAAATAAAAAATTCTATGTCGGTTACTATCTCCCCTACAATCCGGTAGGGGAGTTGACTGACACTAATTTGGATTTTGGGGTAATGAAAATAGTACCCCATAAAGAATATTTTGATGGTAAACATTTTATTTATACTTTTGATAAATCTGTTAATGGTAGTGAAGAAGAATTTTTGAAAAATTATGGTAATCCACTATGTGAAGCGACATTATATAGAAGTACTTTTGTTGTTGAGGAGAATGAAGATAAGATTTGTTTAAAGGTATTCTATTGTGGAAGACACAGAAAGGTTGGTGAGGTATTTTTTCGCAAGAGTACTAAATTAAATTACATTACATTTAATAAGAAAACAAATATCTTTACTGTTGGTAAAAATAATGAATACCATAAAAAAAGAGGTAAAGGTAAGACAAGTGTGGTTAGAAGAAATTCGTTTCCTATTGCTTTAACAACGGATTTTTTTCACTCATTTATGAATGGTCTTGAAGATAAGGGAAGATATAATAATGAGGTAATTGAAGGTGTTAATGTATTTCTTTCCAAAATTGGAGCGGAAAAAGTTGAAAAATATACGGACTTACCTGTTTCTTTGTTTGGATGTCTTTTAGATAAACAGGGTATTAAAAAATCCGACAATTGGAGAGGGTATTATGATGTGTTCCCAAAACCAACAAAAAAAGATTACCAAAAAAATGGGTTCAAGTTTGTGGATACTTTTATGAAATTACATAATGTAAATTCAGAAAAAGTTAAAAAAATATTACATAAAGTTCAAACTCCTTGTTTCAAAAGTATTAAGGAACTTATTAAAGTATTTGGTAAAGATTTCATCTTACAAAGACCCGATGAAGAGTTGTGTGTCGTTTTTAATGTTAAGAATGACGAAACACCATTTTCATCGCCAGGATACTTTGAAAAATTTAAAAAACGGGATTTAATTAATTGTTATAAGACATATCTTGCTTGTAAGACAGGTGAGAATTTGTCAGTACATAGTTTTTACGACCACATAAGATTTTTTGATACATTATCTAAATATGAACCTGTTAGGTGGAATTCTAAAACCTTAAAAGAATTTCAGGCCGAGCATACCATTTGGTCGGACAAGGTTGATTTTTACACCAAAGGTAAATATAACCGACATTATTCACCTGAGTTTGTTGACAAGATTTCCAAACCAATTGAACTAAAAGACGGAACGGTATTCACACCCGTTATTCTTCAAAAGAGTGGGGAGTATGTGGATGAGTCAGTTCACCAATCAAATTGTGTAAGGACTTATCAGGACAGACCGGGCTCATTAATCATATCACTTCGTAAAGAAAATGGTGATAGAGCGTCAATTGAGTACCGACCAATAATCGGTATGATAAACATTAACGAGGACATGAAACCGATTGCTTTCAAAAGAGTTCAGACTCTTGGAAGATTTAACAATACTTTAGATGAAAGTTGGGATGATGCAATTTTTTACTTAGATGTTAGATTAAAGACAGTAAATAAAAAGTTGTGGGGTAATCCTACTGCGGAATTCATTACAGGTGCAGGTAGTAAGGAAATTAAGTTTGAGTTTGGTGAAAACGGACAATTAACATGGGAAAGTATTCACAATAATGAAGGTTCTAATTATCTTCCATTTTATGACCTCCTTGATTTTTAAACATCATGAAAAATTTTTGAACGGCAAAGATTTAATATCTTACTGTGATATATTTGATAATCATGGTATAACTCCTGAAATATTAAAAAATAGAGATACTACGCAAATTTTTTCTGAATCTAAGATTTTTTTAGATGGAGAAATAATATCTGATTACATATGTAAACTAAAATCAGGTATATATTTTTATCTATCAAAAGAGGGTAATGTTAGTAATTATAAATTGAGGGCTTATTATACCTCAGAACAAAAAAGAGATTTGGATTTATTGATAAACAGTATAAAAAAACAAGTTAAAAATGGAACAACTGGACTCAACCAAGATAAAAGAGAAGATTAATAATAATGAAACTTTCTTATTAAAAATGATGGCGACATGGTGTGGACCATGTAAACAATTAACACATGAAATAAATCAAGTGGTTACTGACGTACCCATTTATGAATTTGATGTTGAAAGCGATGTAACATTTTCAAAAGAACTAGGTGTTAGAAGCGTACCTGTAATGAAATTTTTTAAAGAAGGTAAGGAAGTGAACACAACTGTGGGACTCAAAAATTCTGATGTTATTACATCATTAATCGTTGAATATTTAAATTAATTATGGATAAAATTTTAGTAGTATACACCTTAAAAGGATGTGGATGGTGTACAGATTTTAAAAAAATGTTAAAAGATAATAAAATTCCATTTAAAAACAGAGATGTTGAGAAGTATAAAGAGGAACATGATTTATTTGTACAGGCAAAAAATGATTTTGTCCCATCTTTTATGATTGTTGACCCTCAGAATGAAAGTGCTGAGTTATACGCACCAAGTATTGATTTTGATGGATTAGAAAATGCTCTTGAGATTGTAAAACAAAATTTGTAGTATATTTGTCATATGAAAGAATTGACATTTAAAAAGAAAGGGGTGGTTCACACCCCTTTGACGTATTGGCAAATTGATAAAAATAACGTAATTGCTATATATCAGGGTGGTAGAGGCGCTCGACCTGACTTGGATTTTATTGTAAAACACAAACAAGTTGGTAAGAAACTAAGAACTCCATCACATACACATTGGATTGTTGATTTGATTGCTAAAGCACAATACAATAAAGGTAGAGTAAAATCATATGTTGAAGATATGATTAAACTTTATGATGAATGTGAACCTTTTAAAACTGAAGAAGAAAGGAACTCATATAAGTTACAATGTCCCACAAAAATGTGGATTGACCACATCATGTTAGAGGATAAGGGGTATTATCCTTTACAGGTCTTAACTACGTTTATTGAACTATTCTCTAAATGTGAAAAACAAACACCTGATGCATTTATGTTCAGGAATCTATTAGTGTTGGTTAAAGAATACTGTGAAGGTAAGAAAGATTTTTATCAAATTGTTGGATACTCCAAACGGGTTTAAATTACGTTTAAAAACATCTTACTATCATCCAATAGTACATCAATTGGACCATCATAGTTATCTTTTAGTATCGACAGTAATTTTTCTGATTGGTAATAACTATCCGAATTAATAGATATGATTTCAAAATCTGTTTTGGTTAATTTACAAGTTAATTCAACCCAATTGTATTTGAAATAAGGTTGAGATTTACAAGATATTTCCATTAAATGATTGTAAGTTTGTTTGAGATAATTTTCAGAATAACCATATGGGAATTTTGATGATACAGTTATTGATAACTCATCATTTATAGTTTTTTCAGGTTTTGTGGAATATTGAATAACTTTATCCTCAAATGAAGATTCTGTACAACTATATGACATAACATCAATTGTGTTGAAATTTTCTAAATTTGGGTATTTGTTTTTATTTAAATTTACAAAATTTGAATTTAATTCCGAAAAGTTGACCACATTGTTACTATATGTAAATCCTTTAACGACCATGAAGTTACCTACATCGATAACAGATAACTTTGTTTTATGAGTATTATTCTCACTAATTATTTCACAAACATAATCCGCAAAATCGTTGACTAAATTTTGACGGATAGACATATCTAATTTTTCCATGTATAAATTTACCACCAAAAAAATTAGGTATAAATAGTAAATTATCTTTTGTTGTATTTGAAATACTCCTGTCTATCCTTACGAATTATTATTGAAAAGAATGTAATATAGGATAAAATAAAAATTGAACTTATCATACTAACATATAGTAATAAATCCTTTAAAGTGTGTTAAGACAAAGTTATGAAATTATTAAAAGTAATCACCTATGTTTTCGTTAACACATCTACTAACTTGATTATAGTCTGCGTAGTCATCTAAATGAGGAACTCTTAACTCGCTTCTTAAACCACTAACCATTGCGGCCCCCAATAAACTAGAGTAACTGCCGTGGTAGTTAATAGCATCATCACTCCAACTACTATCTTTGTATTCGTAAATCCAATCTTTAACTAAACTAAATACACAATCAGTTACAGGGTATCTTCTAGCATATACAGTTCTTTGTTCTGATTTTCCAGTTCTATTATTATACACATTTTTCTTAAAACTATATTCTTCAAATGTTGTATTATCAATCACTTCACCAACCAATTCAGACATAATATCACCATACCAACTATCGGTCAGTACACCTTCATAACAACCATAATACGTACTATATAAATCACTTCTCACATTGTCTAATTCTCTGTTAATAACATATCTCATAGTTTCATCGTCTTCTAAAATACGAGTGATAATATTATCGTCTAATGTGACATACCCTCTACCTTGCTCTAAACCAATTTTTTCTAATAACTTTGATTCTATATCTAACGCACCTTTTTCGGTGAGCTCTTCACGAATTCTAACATCTACTAATTTTTTATTTTCAGGTTTTAATTGTTCGTAAACATCTCTGTATTCATCATCGGTAGCGTCCCAACTTCCGAGTTCATAATTACCTTCAATAATCTGTTCAATTGATTCTCGGCTAATGTCATTTCTATTTGTATTGAAAAAACCTGAAAGTTCTTCACCACTAGTATCAAAATAGTAAATGTCTCCAATTTTAACAATATCGGATAAAGAATCGACCACTGTCCAAACATAAGAAGGGTCCTGTTCGACTTTTTTGTAAAGAAGATAATTTTGATGGTCATCCCATGCACTATCTAATGGGTCTAAATAACCAATTAAATTTTGTTTTTCTAATAAATCTATAAATTTAGGAACACCACCTAACGCATCATCAATATATGATGAGTCAACATCACCTGACTCAAATTTTTTTAGAAGGTTAAGTAATTTTTGTTGACCTTTAGTTAATTCTGTATCTTTTTCATTAGATTCCATAATCATAAATATAAAAAAAGGGGAAAAATTCCCCTCTTTTAAGTTTCTTAATTATTAGATTAGGGTTGATTATTTACCACAACCACATCCGCCACCGTTGTTACCACCACCGTTTTTCATTTGTTTAAAAGATTAAAGAGTTTATTATTATAAATAGTTATTATTTTTTATTTTTGTTATAGTACTTTTCAATTGTAGTTTTAATTGCGTTTTGCAAATTTTCTTTTTGTACTGGTTTTGTTGGTTGGTTTTTATTTGACTGACCACCCTTACATCCGCATCCCATAATTTTAAGGTTTTTAAATGTTTATTACTTATAAATATTTGTATATTTATAATAGTATGTTAGAAAATAATATCAAGGAAATACTGAAAAAAATAATTTTAGAAAGTCAAGAAATTGATTCGGTAACTATTTCTCCTCAGAAGTATTTGGAGTTTTTAGAATTTGTATCATGGGATGGAAGAAAAATAAATAACCTTAGACAATTTAAAGGTAAAAAAATTGTTATTGATGGTGATTTAAGTGTTAATGGTACTCCGGTAGTTAATTTAGGTAATATAACAATAAATGGAAAGTTAGATATTTCTCATACTGCGGTTTCAACATTAAACGGTATTAAAGTTAGTGGGTACGTTTTTGACCACGGCAGTGAGTATAGAAAAAGAATTAATTATTTGGAGTTTTTAAAAGAAAAAGAAGCTCAAGATGAATTAAGACAAGAAGGTGCTTGGGAAGGTGAAACCCTAAGTGATTTGGCATCATGTGCAAATGCTCTTTTTGAACATCTTACTAGATATGAGTACGACGCTAAGGAACCTGGAGACAACGCAACGATTGAAAATAACCGAAAAAGAATTGAAGAAATTGAATCAATTGAAGGGTATAATGAAGATAGTGATTTAGTTGATGAGATTGAAACATTAACTGAAGAGATGGATGAATTAAGTAAACGAATTGATGTTTACGATTTAATTCCTGATGGGAAATTTTATCGTCTTTATTTATTTAAAGTTGCAACACCTGAAGGTAAAAGTAAGGAACAATGGGCGGTTGGGGATACCTATGACACAGACCTATCGGCTAGAGAGTCAACTGAAAACTTAATTGACGACGTTGGTCTTGATGGATTTAGACAATCATTTGTTGAGGATTATATTGATGAAGAAGAATTAAAAGATTGGTTTAGAGAGGGTGAATACGATAATGTCAGAGAAAATCTTGATAGTTATTTTGATGAGGATGAGTTCGAGCATAGTGAGGAAGTTCAAAATAGAATGGATGAAATTGAGGCGAAATTAGAAAACCCTGAAAGTTTATCACAAGAAGAATTTGATGAATTGAATGAAGAATTGGAGGAATTAAGAGATAGTGACAAAGATATTCCTGAATATATGATTGATGATAAGGTTGAAAGTATATTAGATGACCTTGTTGATAATCCTGCAGATACCATAAAAAATTATGGTCTTGAACTTAGTAACTTTGTCGATATGCAAAAATTAATTGCGGGTGTTGTAGAGTCCGATGGATATGGAAATATTCTTAATCACTATAACGGAGACGAAGATACTATTGTTTTTGACGGAGATACGTACTATATTTTCCAAATGGAGGGATAGTATGGTTTCAGATAAGAAAAATAAAAGAACTAAAAAAACACATTTCAAACTTAGTACTGATTGGATTATCCAAGAACCAATAGATTATGAGCATAAATTTTATGTCCTAATGGATTTCATAAAATACTGTGACGATAAGATAGATAAGTTTGAATTATATCCTTTGTTTAGTGAGATGTCATTACATTTAGCTAATTTACAATCTATTAGTAATGACTTCAAATACATTAAATTAACTAAAAAATTTACTTCGGTTGATGATGAGATTTTAATAAAAGAATTAAAATATGAACCAATACCTAATTTAAATGATGAACAACTTTTAGAGTTTAATAAGATATTGAAAAAAGCCGGACTTAAATTCTATGAGTATTTTAATATAATTAAAGCACTTTGGAATATCACCTATGACTCTGTGGCGATAAGTTTAAAATCAATATCCGATACAACCCAATACTCAAGTGGACATTTCTTTTTTGATTACGATGGAGAAAAAAATGTGTGGAAATATGAATTGAGTAATCAGGTTGATAAAATAACGGAATCAAAGTTTAAAGTAGAACCAGTATATCGAGAAAAAACAAAAAAAAGAATAAGTACTATTTTAAAATCATTAGATATTGATGAATTTAGTACAATTTTTGAAATTAAAATATCGAACAATTTACCATTAGAGAACGCACTAATACCAATATTCAAAAGAAAAATTCTAAGTTATATTGTTCAATCTAATACTATTGGATTTCTAAAAAAACCTTAGTATATTTGCTAAATGGGATTCACTAAAAAGATAGTTGGAGAAAACGAGATTCAAACCATAGAATCTAACATATCTGAAATTAAAAAGTTTTTAATTGCGGATGCTCTAATATTCACAAGTAACGAAATAAAAAGTAAATTTGATTTATATGAGGAAGAATACATCACCAACCGAAAATCTAATAGCTAAACTTGAACAACCAGTTCATATCAATTATATTTCAGAATACATCCTTAAAATAGGTATGGATGAAACTAAAAAAAAGATTGATTTTTTAATTGAAGAAGGTTTAATTCAGGAGTCAAAATATGGTAAAGAATATTATGTTAGAGTTAATTTAAAAAAGTGATGGAAAAAGAATTATTAGAGCATTTGTCAGACATTAGTAAAAAAGAAATGGTAAATCACCCAAGACATTATGGTGGTGAAGATAATGTTTATGAGGCAATTAAAGTTATTGATGCTTGGGATTTAGGTTTTTGTTTGGGGAATACTGTCAAATATATTTCACGAGCAGGTAAGAAAGATAGTAATGCTGAGTTACAAGATTTGAAAAAAGCGTTATGGTATTTACAACATCACATTAAAACATTAGAGAAAAAATGATAGAAAATTATATAAATCAGGTCATTAATGGTGACTGTGTTCAGGTTATGAGTCAAATGCCTGAAGGGTCAATTGACTTGATAGTTACATCACCACCCTACGGTGTTAATATTGCTTATGATACTCACGATGACGATATGTTTTTTTGGGAGTATAAAGCATTCTCAAGACAATGGTTAGAAGAGGCGTTTAGAGTATTGAAGGACGATGGTAGAATCGCTTTGAATATTCCTTATGAAATTAACCGACAAGCTAAAGGAGGAAGAATTTTCTTTGTCTCTGAAGTTTATCAGATAATGAAAGAAATTGGTTTTAATTTTTTTGGAATTGTTGATTTGGAAGAGGATAGTCCACATAGAAGTAAGACAACTGCCTGGGGTAGTTGGATGAGCCCATCAAGTCCATACATTTATAACCCAAAAGAATGTATTGTTTTGGCATATAAGAAATACCATATTAAGAAAGTTAAAGGTGAACCGCAATGGAAGGGGGAACCAACAATAACTGAAGAAGGTAAAACAAAAATGGTTTACAAAGAAGAGGATAAAAAAGATTTTATGGAATTGGTATTTGGACAGTGGAAATATTTGAATGACTCACGACCAATGACAAAGGCAACATTCTCAATGGATATCCCAACTAAAGCAATAAAAATCTTATCTTATAAGAATGATATTGTCTTGGACCCATTCAATGGTAGTGGAACAAGTTGTGTGGCCGCAGAAATTTTGGATAGAAGATGGATTGGTATTGAATTATCTGAAAATTATACTAATATTGCTAGAGAACGAATACAAGGTTTTGTTGACCAAAAAAAACAACAGAAGTTACAATTTGAAAACGGAGGACAATAACCTCCGTTTTTTATTTTATGATATATTTATTGTTATGGAAAATTCAGAAATAGTTTTAGCATTAGTAAAAATACAAGTTCAGTTCAGATTCATGCACTGGCAAACAACATCGTTTTCTCAACATAAAGCATACGGTGAAATTTATGAAAGTTTAGATGAGTTAATTGATGATTTTGTTGAAGCTTGTATGGGCAAACACGGAAGACCAAAATTCACAGGAGGATACACTATTGATGGAGAAGATTTGGAGGAGATTGAATTAGGTGCGTTAATAACACAGGTTGTTGAGTTCCTAGTTTCATTCAACGATATATATGATAGGGAAATGGACTCCGATTTATTAAATCTTAGAGATGAGATGTTACATCAGGTAAATAAGTTAAGATATTTACTCACTCTTAATTAATATTTAAGTTTGATATTTTAAATTAAAAAGTTTATCATTTATTTGATGAACTTTTTTTTTGGTATATTTTTATTGATTATTGGACAAATACTTGCATTTTTTCAAATACAGGGACATTTAAAATACGAGTGGTTAAAAAATAATCTTTGGTTTTCAGTACTATTAGGTATACCAATCTCAATAATATTCATGTATGGTTTAAATTTGATTATTAAACATTATGAAGGACAATTATGGCCAAGTAGAATTATAGGATTTTCTATCGGTACTATAGTTTATACTGTAATGGCATATTATTTATTTAATGAATCGCTTAATACTAAAACATTTATATGTATTTGTTTATCAATACTTATTGTTTTAGTACAAGTTTTTTGGAAGGAATAATATTTATATGTTATGAGAAAAATTATATCCGAAGGAGGAATAAGAAATATTCGAGAATTATCAGAAAGATACCAAAAAGCTAAAATTTATTTCCACCAAGATTTAGACGGAGTTACTACCGCAATTGCTATGAAAAAATACCTTGAGGATAATGGTATTGATGTTATTGATACAGAAGTAATACAATATGGTGACAAAGAATTTGCGGTTAAACAAGCTGACGCTAGAGGTGAAGTTATGCCTGTGTTAGTCGATTTCGCTCATGGTAAACCAATGTTTATTATACACACTGACCATCACGACAGACAAGCGGGTGCAGAAGACACTGTGTCAACATCATTCAGACAATCACGTTCTAATGTTGAAACTTTATCACAAATTATTCCATCATCTGAAATTTTTACCGCTGAAGACGTTAAAACTATTTCTATGGTTGACAGTGCGGATTATGCTTCAAATGAAATTACACCTGATATGGTTATGAATTATGTTTATTCATTTGATAAAGATTCTTCAGCTAAAAGAAATAGGATGATGTTAGGTTTAGTTACTAATAAACTACTTTTAGCATTTAAAAACAAACCAGGTTTTTTGGAAACTTTGGTTATGGAATGTAAACCATCTTTATTATCCATCTTTAATAAGATTAAATTGATGATGAAGGAAAATCGATGGGCGGATATTAACAAACTTGAAATGAATAAATCTGGATATATTTCACAAATGAAGAATTATCCTGATATTCAGGGAAATATTATTGTACAGTATGGCGGTGGTAATATGATGAATCCTGGTTCATATGATAGATATACTCCGTTTAAGAATAACCCTGAGGCGGATTTTCTTGTAATTGCTTGGCCTTTAGGATTATTGCAAGCGTCTTGTAACCCATTTAAAAAAGAAAGACAATTAAAGGGAGTTAATTTAGGTGAGATTGCTCAAGAGGTTTTAGGCCATTGGGAATCACAACTTAAAGAAAAAGAGATACCCCTATCAACAATTAAGTGGGTTTCTGAAACTTCGGCAAAAGAAGGTTCCGTTGGATTCACATTCAAAGATTTTGCCGCAATATATGGGGAAAAGTATGTTAAAGAAAAAAAAGGTGTTGAGAAATTAATGGACATTAAAGAGTTAATGTCAAAAAGAACATCTGATTTAACAGAAGATGAGTGGGGTGTTTTAGATAATATAACAGTACCCGTTTGGGATGTTATACAGGCAAACAGCGGAGGTCATAAGTGTATTACTAATATTTCAGGATTAAATTATATTGGTAGAAGTAAAAGACCTCCACAAGGGAAATACAAATACGACTCAGAAAAAGACGATTCTCCATATATTAAATTCTTAAAGATGTTACAGAAAAGATTTGTTAATACCTTACAAGAAAAGATTAATCAATCTGAAAAATAAATTCAACAGAATCACCAACACTAATACCTTCATCAGAACAACGACCACCTTCAATTTCTAATATGTATTTACCGTGACCTTCATATGATTCACAAATTCCAAATTTACAAGGTTCACAATTATGGTGTATTTCAGAAATGGATAAATCTGAATTAATAAATATTATATCTAATGGGACTATACAGTTTTTCATCCAAAATGAATGATTTCCTTCACCCATTAAAAATAACATACCGTCAAATCCAATAAATTCTTTACCCATCATTCCTTCCGAAATTTCTTTTTGAGAATGACAAACTTTGACTTTTATTATTTCATCATTTATTTTTATAAACATACTTATTAATAAATATTGTATAATGAAAGAATCCGCAGGTATAATAATAAAAGTTGGTAACAAATGTTTAGTTTGCCAACGGGCTTCTGAAAATTCAGAACCTGGAAAATGGGCAATCCCTATGGGAGGAATTGAAAATGGTGAATCTTCAGAAATTGCGGCATATCGGGAATTCCATGAAGAAATGGGGATTAAATTAAATTTACCTATTGAACATGTGGCAAAAGTTAACAGGTTTAATAAATTAGGAATACAGAAAAGTATTTTACATGTGTTTTTGTGTGAAACTAATAAATACGTAATACCCGATTTGGAAAATGCTAAAGATGGATTTGAACACACCACATGTCAATATATGGATTCAGAAGAAATTAATGATTTATATATGTCAAACGGTATAAAAGAAATACTTTTGAATTTTTTGTGATATTTATTTGACACTACCAAATATTTGCCGTAAGTTTGTAAAAGATTTGACACTTATAGGGAATGAAAGATACTCGGTAGTCAAAACGAAAAAAAAAACTTTACAAAAAGTTTGACAGATTGAAAAAAATGTTGTAAGTTTGTAAAGGATTTGAGATTAAGGTTCACAGAGTGGTAAAACGGTGAAAGTTTCCAAATCTCAAAAAAAGTTAACAAATAACTTGACAAATAGAAATAAATGTCGTAAATTTGTAAAACAATTCGGAAATGTCCGAAACGTTCTTTGAAAAAATAGATTATCCATTCAGTGAAAGTAATCCTTCGGGAT